CATCTGATGCCAAAAATAGTGATGGTTCTACCAATTATTATAAGGATGTAATTAATAATCAATCCGAGTATATTTGGTCTTTAGATCACCCAACATCTGTTACATCTTGGGGTAACGAAGCCAAATCAACAACATTTGGAAGTCTAGCAGCTAACGTAACAACTACCTTAAGTGGCGGTGTTTCTGGGGATAGTGTTTCTACAGGAAATGTTTCAACAGGTTATGCATTGTTCTCAAATGACGAATTGTATGATATTGGTTTAATACCAATGGGTCCAACAACTGCAGTATCTGCTGTTAATGCCGCGATTGCTATTGCGGAAACAAGAAGAGACGCTGTAGTATTTGCTTCTCCTCCTTATGTAGATGTTGTTAATACAACAGGTCAAGCCGACAATATTGTTACTTACAGAAATCAATTAACATCTTCATCTTATGCAGTGTTAGATTCGGGTTGGAAGTATCAGTATGATCGTTATAACGATAAGTACAGATATGTTCCTTTAAACGGCGACATTGCTGGTCTTGCAGTAAGAACTGATCTAGTAGCAGATCCTTGGTTCTCTCCTGCCGGTTATAACAGAGGCGTGGTTAAGAATTTAGTTAAATTAGCTTATTCTCCATCCAAAACAGATAGAGACACTCTATATAAGAGCGGAGTCAATCCTGTAGTAACATTCCCAGGCCAAGGCACATTGTTGTTTGGAGATAAGACTCTTCTCGCAAGACCAAGTGCATTTGACAGAATTAATGTTCGCAGATTGTTTATTGTTCTTGAGAAGTCTATCGCAACTGCAGCAAAATTTCAGTTATTTGAATTCAACGATCCATTCACAAGAAATCAATTTAAAAATATTGTAGAACCATTCCTAAGAGACGTACAAGGTCGTAGAGGCATTACAGATTTTAAAGTAGTTTGTGATGAAACTAATAATACACCCGCAGTCATAGACAGAAATGAATTTACTGCAGATATTTTTATTAAACCATCAAGAGCTATTAATTTTATTCAGTTAAATTTCATAGCAACAAGAAGCGGTATTTCTTTTGAAGAAGTTGGCGCTTAATAGGAGATCCAAATGGACGTATCAGCATTTAGAAGTAAATTATCTGGCGGCGGCGCTAGACCGAATCAGTTTGAGGTAGTCATTAGATACCCGACTGTTCTTGGCGGCATAGCCGGGGACATGGGAAGATTCTTAATAACTACCGCGGAATTACCTGGACAAACATTAGGAGTTACTCCTGTTTATTTTCGGGGTCGTTTAGTTAAATTAGCAGGTGATAAGGAATTTGCCCCTTTCAGCTGTTCTATTATTAATGACAGTAATTTTACTATCAGAAATTCATTAGAAAATTGGATGAATTATATTGAGGATAGAGTTACCAAAGCAGGCGAACAAAGTCCACAAAGATACCAATCTACAATAGACATTTACCAAAAAGATCGTAACGATAATATTTTAAGACATTATAAATTAAGAGATGCTTTTCCTGTGGAAATAGGACCTGTGCAATTGGATTTTGGTAGCAATGATCAAATATCAACATTTGGTGCAACATTCCAATATCAGACATTTGATATTATTACTACACCTGCATCTGCTGCATTGAATGCTGTAGCTGGCGGTGGTGCAGTTATACAATAATTTTTTGAAAGAATTTAATTATGGCAGTTAAGCTATTTGGCTTTACCTTTGGTCGTGATGATGCAGATGATCAACCGATAACGAAGAATAAACAGGGATTCGCTACACCGGTATTGGATGATGGCGCATCTACTGTTCAAGCAGGCGGGTATTTTGGTACGTATGTTGACCTAGATGCAACTACGAAATCTGAGTATGAGCTGATTACTCGTTATAGAGAAGCAGCATTATATCCGGATACCACCGCAGCTATTGATGAGATTTTAACTGAGGCAATCGCAGCAATTGATGACGAAGCGATTGTTAAAGTAAATTTGGATCAGCTTGATATTCCTGATGATATCAAGGATACCATTGAAAAAGAATTTGATACAATATTACAGTTGTTAGATTTCAACGACAAAGGATATGATATCTTTAGACGTTGGTATGTGGATGGAAGATTGTATTTTCAAAAGATCATAGATACGCAAAACCCAAGAAGAGGTGTTTTAGAGCTTATTCAAATTGATCCTAGAAAAATTAAAAAATTACGTGAGATTAAAAAAGAAAAAGACAGAGACACAGGTGTCGATTTAATTAAATCTGTTGATGAATTTTTTGTTTATAATGATAAAGGGCTAACATATAATCCAACCTATTCCAGTACTGCGAATCAAGGTATTAGAATAAACCCAGATGCAATTTGTTTCGTGCCATCTGGGATGTTGGATTATGATAAGAATATTGTAATTGGTCATTTACACAGAGCGATTAAGCCTGTTAACCAATTAAAGATGATGGAAGATGCATTGGTTATTTACAGAATAGCTAGAGCACCTGAAAGAAGAATATTTTATATTGACGTAGGTAATTTACCTAAGTTAAAAGCTGAGCAATATCTAAAGGATATTATGGCTCGGTATAGAAATAAGATTGTGTACGATTCAAGCACAGGTGAGATTAGAGACGATCGTAAGATGATGTCTACACTTGAGGACTTTTGGTTACCTAGAAGAGAAGGTGGCAGAGGCACAGAAATTGATACTTTGCAGGGCGGAGAAAACTTAGGCCAGATTGAAGATGTGAACTATTTTCAAACTAAATTATATCAGGCATTGAATGTTCCTTTGTCAAGAATGCAACCGCAGACAGGTATCTCGTTTGGTAGGGCGACTGAGATAACTAGAGATGAGTTGAAATTTGCAAAGTTTGTTGGTAGATTGCGAAAGAAGTTTAATGAATTGTTTACTGATTTATTAAGAACGCAACTATTACTAAAAGGTGTATTGACTGATAAAGACTGGACTACTATAAAGGATAAAATCCAATATAGATATACACAGGATCAGTATTTTGAAGAAATGAAAGATGCTGAGAATATGAGAAACAGAATTGATTTGCTAATGCAAATTCAACCCTTTGTTGGCGCATATTACAGCCAAGATTATGTTATGAAAAATATACTAAGAATGTCGGAAAAAGAAATTGCAGCTATGAAGACTCAGATAGAATCTGAACCTCCACCGCCGCAAATTGGTATGCCGGGTATGCCGCCAAACCAACTTCCGCCAGGACAAGATCAACAGCCGCCACAGCAATAAATAATGTAAAGGAAAAATTATGGAATCAACAGTCATTCATCACATGGTAGATAGTATTATTAATAATCAGCAAACTGATGCTATGGAAAAATTTAATGAAATTATGGCAACAAAAATTACTGATGCATTGGATGCAAAGAAAATAGAACTTGCATCTAACATTGGTAGAGAACAGGAACAAGAAGAGCATGAAGAAATTTAAAGAACTTCGAGAAGGTTATTTAGAAGAAAAACTAAAAGCCTCGGATCCTGCCGGAACATACATACACGATTTCGTGCATTCCGACAATCCTAAATTTGCTGGCAAATCTAAAGCTAAACGTATTCAAATGGCTTTGGCTGCTTCTTATGGCGCCAAAGGCAAATCAAATAATGAAGAAGTTGAAGTAGATGAAGAAACAAAAACCATGAGCCGTGCGGCCAAAGGCATAATGAAATACGGTAAACCTGGTATGAAGGCTTTACGTGATGCAGAGGCCGCAGGTAAGGATCTAGATAAAGTTAGAGACAAGTATAACAAATATGATGAAGCAGTGATGGATACTGTTAAGACTGTTGCTAAGAAAGTTGGCAAAGCGTTAACTGGCGGTTCAGATCAAGATCAATTAAAGAACTTACAAAAGAAGATGGGCGTGCCACAAACAGGCAAGAAGCCCACTTCTAAATAAGAGAATAAAATGCCAATAACAACAACCATACTTAAAAATACCAAGCAACAAACTATAATTAAAATTGTAGGAGATGGTTCTACTAATATAGATTTGCCCAATTTAGCAATATCATCTGATACTATAGATGTACAAGCTAATTTAAATGTACCTATTACAAACTTAGTTTGGTCTGCATCTGATGTATCTTTTGCACCTATTGTTATCAAGAGACCGCAAACTGCTGCAGCTAATGTTTATATGTTATATAGTTCAGATAATTGGGGACTATCTCAAGAATATGGTATATCAGATACTACAAATGCCAGTTCAAATATCTACGTAACGATGCCCGCGGCCGGCGCAACATTGTTTATGACTTTATCTAAGCCAGCAGGTTTTATTGCTCAAGATTTACAAGCAAATAGACATTAAGAGAACAATTATGAGACTAATTAAAGAAGTAGCACAGGATTTAAACTATCTGGTTGAAGCCAAAGAAGGCGGTGGCAAGAATGTCTATATCGAAGGAATTTTTGCACAATCTGATACTGCAAATAAAAACAATCGTTCTTATGGTAAAAA